CTGACGCCAACGCATCCGCACGAGTTCGCACGATTGGCGGACAAGTAGTTGCCGACCAGCAAGCTTCTGCATCGCCAGCGGAAACGAAGGCAATTAAAGTGCCTGCAACCGCGAAACGTCACGGCAGCCTGAAGCACTTCAAGGGTCCAGACGCAGAGGCAAACGCCTACGCTTCGGGCCGCTTCCTGATGGCTTCCATTGGCCGCGATGAACCATCGAAGATGTGGTTAAAAGACCACGGTATCAGCATGGCTCATTCGAGCGATGACAATTCCAAAGGCGGATACCTCGTTCCTGAGGTTTTGGAAAACGCATTGATCGACCTCAAAGAGCAATTCGGCATGTTTCGCCAATATGCAATGAATTGGCCGATGAGTTCGGACGTTTCGCTTGTGCCTCGCCGAGTAAGTGGATTTACCACGTACTTCGTGGGACAAAACGAAACGATCACGGCATCCGATACCGTCTTGGATCAGGTCCGGCTTGAAGCCAAAAAGCTTGCCGCGATGACGCAGTTTTCAAGCGAACTGAATGAGGATTCAATCATTTCGGTCGCTGATTTCTACGCTCGTGAGTTTGCCTACGCCCTGGCAGTCCGTGAGGATTCTTGCGGATTCTTGGGCGACGGGACGTCGACCTACGGCGGCATCGTTGGACTTGCTGGCGCGTTGGCTGCTGGATCGATTGTCACCGCTACCGGCGTTACGGTCGCAGCCAACTTACTGATCGCGACCTTTCAGGATGCAGTTGGCAGACTTCCTGAGTTTCCTGGTATCCAGCCCGCATGGTACATCAACAAGGCGCTGTACTACTCAACGATTGGTCGCCTTCAAATGGCTGCTGGTGGAAACACTGTCAGCGATCTTGGAAGCGGTCCTGTTTTGCAGTTCTTGGGCTACCCGGTTCGGTTTATCCAGACCTTGCCAAGTGCCGCAGCCACCGGAACCAAGATTGCCTACTTTGGCGACCTTGCGATGGCCGCGACTATGGGCACCCGCAGAGGCGTAACGCTTCGGGCCGACGAATCGGTTTACTTCGCACAAGATGCTTTGGCACTGCGAGTCACCGAGCGATTCGACATCAACGTCCATGAACGCGGCACCGCTTCGGCTGCCGGACCAATGGTCATGGTGCAAATGGGCTAACGATCCACTCGTCGCTCCGGGTGGACCCGGCTAGGCCGTTGGCTTGCTGGCGGCCTAGCTTTTAAGAATAAAACAAAACAAACAATAAGGTTTTCAAATGAAGAATTATCAAACTGTAAAGAGAATCATTGCACTCGGCCCATCGGCCGCAGCTACGGCTACCGCTGCTGGCGTTGTCGATGGATTGGGTGCGGATTACGTCACGATCGAACTGGCTGTTGGTGCAGCAATCAACACGAATGCCGCTGCGGTTGTCGTGAAGATCCAAGAGTCCGACGACAACGTCGCATCGAACTTTGTTGACATCAACACTACCACGCTACAAAAGTCGATTGCACTGTCGACTACTGCTGGTCAGGTGGCTGCCTTTCATGTCAACATGAACGGCACCCGCAAACGTTACTTGCGATTGTTCGCAACGCCAGGGACCGTCGTTAGCAATAGTGCAGTACTGTTGACGGCGATCGCAAACGTCGAACTTGGTATCCGCCCAGCCGGAACTACCGGCCAAGCGGATGTTGTTGCAATTGGCTAATTCCTAACGATCACCCGGAGCGAAAACGAGTGAATACGAAATCAGTGAAAGTATGCGGGTTAATGACATCGCCGCGATACATAAATGGGCTTTGTCGCGACCACATCGACGTTGCATTCAATGCCACGAAAATACCCTTGCAAGACTCGCAGGGGGTGTTTTACGGGCAATGTATGCAACGAATGTTACAGCTTGCGGTTGAAGAGGGTGTTGATATTGCAGTTATCTGCGATGGGGATTCACTCTTTACCGCAAACGACATTATGAGATTAATCGGGACGATGGAAGCGAACGATCACATTCACGCATTGGCGTCTATGCAGATCCGACGCGGAAACAAGACAGTGCTTGCCAGCCTTGACGGGCAGTCGCAAGTAGAAATTGACGGTTCGCCAGTAAAGGTCTCGACCGCGCATTTTGGGCTTACCGCGATTGATTTACGGAAGCTTGGCGGGGTTGAAAAGCCATGGTTTTTTAGCAAGCCAGACGATAAAGGCGAGTGGGGCGACGGTCGTATAGATGATGACATTTGGTTTTGGCGGCAATGGGCACGGGCTGGAAATAGCGTTTACCTAGATCCGCAAACGAGGATCGGGCACTTAGAAGAGATGGTCGTGATGGTCGATCCTATTACTTACGAAGCCGTTCACGCTTACCCCAGCGAGTGGGTTGATTCATGCAAATTGAACTAATAAAAGACTGGCGTGGTTATCGCGTCGGTGCAAGATTCCCTATGGATGTTATTGGTGGAGGTGTGGCTGATGTTCTTTTGCGCAACGAATTTGCACGACTACTACCCGCCGATGATTCAGCGGGTCAAGGATCAGGAGATCCGCCATACGATCCGAATCGTGACGGCACCAACGAGCGAGCCAGTAACGATCGCGGAGGCCAAAGCACAGCTGCACATCGGGGCAAGCGACGATAGCCATGATGTTGAGATAGCGTCGATGATTGCTGCGGCTCGCGAAGAGTGGGAACGTGACACATCTACCGCATTGATCACTAGAACGCTTGAGCATCGACTTGCGAAGTTTGCCGACACAGTTTCGCTGACGGTGCGGCCGGTTATCGCGATCTCATCGGTCACGTACGTTGATTCTGATGGCGACACTCAAACCGTGGCGTCGTCCGATTACTACATGGATATTGACGAAGTGAGATTCAAAAGCAGCTTTACTAGGCCTTCGGTTGAGGATCGCAGCGAGGCAGTCAAGATCACTTACACGGCAGGATATGGCATCGACTCCCGGTTTTGTCCTGAATTGGACCGTATGGCAATCAAGCTAAGCCTTGCGAATAGGTTCGAAGATCGAGACATGATTTCAGCAAGCGGCGATCGAAAGGCTTACGAGATGTTGGTGGCTAAGAAGATGAGGGCAAGCTACCCATGACGTACCGGCCATCGCGTGGTTTTCGTGTCGGTGAAATGCGGCATCGAATCACGATCAAGACTGAGACAGTTGTACAGGACACGGCCGGGCAGCCGGTCGTTTCGCTTGTCAATTGGCTCGTCGATGAACCAGCTAAGTTTGAGCCTACTAGCGGTGGCGAGGGTGCGAGAGGGCGACAAGTCGAAGCGGGAATCGCTGCGATATTCACGGTGCGTTATCGCGATGGATATACGCCGCAAATGTCAGTTGACATCAGCGGCGATCGCTACTGGATTGTCTACGTTAAGCCGGTGCAAGGGATGGACCGATACCGAGAACTACACTGCAAATCGGTGGTGATTTAATGGCAAAGGCAAGCGGGAAAGTATCTATCGGAATGTCTTTGCTAGATGGCGATCGATTTATCAAAGAGTTGGAGAAGCTTGCACTTAACGTTCAGGACGTTGTAATTCACGACGCTATCGAAGCTGGTACTAGACCGGTGCTTGCGGCGATGATTGCCAATACACCAGAAAGCACCGGTTCAAGACGACTGCAGTCAAACACGACACGCATGAGATGGAGCGGAAGCCAAAAGCTTAAGAACACGATACGGGCGGTTGTTAGGAAGCGAAGGAAGTTTGGGATCACAAGCGGTGCTACCGGGATTATTGGGCCTTCTTACAGCGATGGCGGCGGGCATGGAAATCTGTTTTCAAAAGACCACAAGCGGAAAGTGTTGTGGGGCCGAGACGCAGGCACCACTAGGGTAGTCAATCAGTTTGTTAAAAAGACTGCGGACGAAACGAGATCGCAAGCGACAGCGGCCGTAACGTCTTCACTCAAAAACGGAATACTCGCAGCGGCCGCAAGGATGCAAAAATAGTGGCAGACATCGGAAGTGCAATCAGGGGATATTTAGCCGCCAACGCTGGAGTTGCGGCGTTAGTGGCGACACGGATTTATCCTGATGTGCTTCCCCAGGGCTACACGATTAAAAACGGCGGGGCGCTGACGTACACAGTCATTGATACCATTCACGATCACTTCATTAACGGCATCTCAGGCATTGCGAGAAGTCGAATCGAGTTCGCAGCGTTTGCATCCACGCGGGCGGGTGCAAACCTCATTGCCGAGTCAGTGCGAACAAGCGATCTGCAAGGATACACCGGGGCGATTGGTGGGATAGTTATTTGTTCTGTGATGATTTCAGGCGGTATTCAAACGCTCGACGAGCGGCCAACTGATGGATCACAGGAACATCGATACACGACGATTTTTGATTACCTAATTGCTCACCAAGAAAGTACCTAAATGGCACAACGATTTCAGACCGGCAACAAAGCCACGATCACGCTCGCTGCCACGTTGACTACCGGAACTGGCACCGCGTGGGCTGGAAATATCGTCAGTATTAATCCCGGCGAATGGACACTCGGCGAAAGAGATGTTTCGATTTTATCAGACGAAGATTTCTTGCGAGTATCGCCTCATGATTTGGCTGTTACCAATGAGATTAGCGGAGTCGTTCGGTTTTCTCCACAATTGGGAATGCCAAAACTTACCGGGGCTGATGAAACCGTGACAATTACACTTCCTCAGGTCTCAACAGCAACCGTTGGCGTAACCCGTGGAACTATCGTCGGGAAAGCCTTTTTTACTCGCGTTGCTTTTCCAAACCTTGCAAACAACGAAACGATGGATTGTGAGTTTACTCTAAAGATGACTGGCGAAGATTTAACGCAAGTCCTGGAATCATGATGCAAATAAAGCTAATCGATCAGATTGGGTATACACCCAGCGGAGTGATGATTGATCATCAACAATGGATTGTATTTTGTGACGATGTGCAGGTGGGCTACTTAGCAAAGGCTCCCGGCGCATGGCTGCAATGTATTGTTACTTTTGACGATGCGACGAAGAAAGAGTTGGTCGAGGCGATCAACGCAAAGATTTTAAGCGAGTTAGGCGGCGTTGCCATGCCTGTCGCACCACGGAAGCGGAAGAAAAGGAAACCAGTAGATGACACTGACGCGAGCGACGTTGGGCAAGCTGACAAAGCGGGCGACTAAGGACATTGAGATTGACGGCAACTCTGTGAGGATTCAGCGGCCTACACCGCTCGAGTTTTCACAATATCAAACCGCATTGATCGACAAGGAAGGCAAAGCAGTGATCAGCAACTTCGCTGATTCTATTCTGTTACTTGTTGCGAGAATGTGGATTGATGACGAAGGAGCCAGACTGTTCAAGGATGGCGAGACGCGAGAGCTTGGGTCGATCGATCTTGGTTTCTATCATCAGCTTTCGGCCGAATGTCAGACGTTTGCACAAGTAAGCGAGGCATCGAAAACGCTGGGGGAGTCCGAAGAAACTACAAGCTCCGATTTGCTTGTCGAGTCTGCTTAGAGATTGGGATAGACGATCCCGAGGCGTGGCTTGATTCAATCTCTGAGAGGGTTTTTGATATTTGGTGGAGTTATTACCAATGTGAGCCGTTTGGATCGCATTGGGAGCAAACTGCAAGCCTGGCGACTGTTATCCACGGAAACACTGCAATGATTGCCGCAACTAAAGGGATAAAAACAGAATCCTTTGGCGTGATTGATTTCATGCCATCGGATGCCATGAAATGGATCAAGCGTTCGAGACGAAAGCGTCGCGGCATTACTGGGGCAAAAGCACAGACGCCAATCATACAAAGATCTTTTGGTTTTTAAATGGCAACGATTACAGCCCTAAACGTCCGTCTCGGCATGGACGCCACTAACTTTTCCGCTGGTGCTGACCTTGCACGCAGTGAAGTTAATCGCGTTGCCGCAACGATGAGGCAATCCGTCCCGCCAGCGGAAAAGTATAAGCGGGAAATCGATCTACTAAATCGTGCGTTTAGCGATAGCGGAAGGCAAACAAAAGAATACGCAAATGCTGTTGAGTTCTTGCGAAAGAAACATGGTCAATCACTTCCAGCGGCTGCGTCTGCGAAGGGATCAATCGACGCGATCAAGCAATCGATGATGAATGCGGTGCCAGGCGGGAGCATGCTGGCTGGTGCGTTAGCAGGCCCATTAGGTGCTGCTTTAGCGTTAGCCGCTGGCCTTGCTTTGGTGTCGCGTGCATTATCACAAGCGGCAACCAGGATTGATGAAACAGCGAAGGCAGCAAAGACGGCTGGCCTAGCGTTTGGTGAGTTGGTTGCGATTCAGATGCTTGCAGGCGAGACGGTTGGCGTCGGGTCGGAAGGCGTCAATAAAGCGGTTCGTGAATTATCAAAACGACTTGCTGAAGCTAGGGTAAAAGGTGGAGATTTAGACGACGTTTTAAAAGCCGCTGGACTCAGTGCGGAAGAACTTGCAAAGGGCGATCCGGCAGAAGCTTTCCGCAAAGTATCCGACGTTATCGCTGGCATCCCAAACCGCGCAGAGCAAATCAGGGTTGCTGTTCTTGCGGTCGGAAAGGAAGGCGCAAAGATGGTTGAGATGTTTGCGCTTGGTAGCGGTGCTATTGATGACATGAAAGCGGAAGCGCAGCGGCTGGGGGCGATTCTAAGCGATGATTCAGTAGCCGCAATTGAGACGATGAACGATCGTTTCGACCGTTCAAAAATGGCAATTGATGGCATATGGAACTCGCTATTGTCGCAAGTCGCACCGGCACTAACGCATGTGGCGAAGCTGATGGAAGACTTCTTTGTTTTTATTAGGATATCCGCCGAGGAAACGGAAAAGATGGTGCCGATATTTTCGACGATTGGATTTATTGTCGGAAAGATGGTCGATGGCTTTCGATTTATAATCGGCTTGGCAAGCGACATTATGTCGATGCTTGGCAGCTTGCCGGGCATGTTGACTGGCGGCGAGTTAAATGTTGAGTTTGCAGAATCAAACCGCTTGCTGGATGAACTGGAAGCAAGATCAAACGGAACAGCGGCGGAAATCGCAGCGGCTACAGCAGAGACAGAGATGCTTGCGATGGAAGCAGAGAAGGCAGCGGAGGCGGCCTCAAAAGTGGAAGAATCCTACGCTAATCGCGTGCGAGATTTGACAATTGAAAGCGTAGCACTTGCCGGAAACGCTGAGCTAGCGGAACAAATGAAAATGCAAGCCGAAGGCTATAGCAAAACTCAAATCGAATCGCTACAGACTTTAGAAAAGCAAAACGAAACAATACGAGAGCGAATCAAGGCTGAAGAAGAATTAGCAAAGGCTGAGGCAAAGAGGGTTGAGGACGCGGCAAAGCAAGACGCAAAGCGAGCCGAAGAAATAAAGAAAATGGCACAGGCTGTTGATGATGCGTTCTCATCCGAAGTGTCGGCCACAATCGATGCAGTAAACGCCTATTTTGAAGAACAGAAAAGCCGTGATGATCAACGGCGCAAAGACGTTTCCGCCGGACCTGGTGCGGGCATGGAAGCGGGTTCAGCCGAGGCGATTAAGTTTATGGCCGATCAAGTCAACGCCAGCATTGGAGCCGCAGCGGTGCCGGAACTCCCTACGCCTGGCGAAAAGGAAATTGCCGACAAGGCGAGAGAGCTTTTGATTGCCCAGCGTGAATCAAACGCCAAGCAAGCAGAACAGCTAGAAACGACCACGCAATTGCTTGATGCGTTCAAAGAAAACAA